GCTCTCACACGTATGTATTTCCCACACCCAAGGCAGAGCGAACCCAAGGGCAAGGCAAGCCCAAGGCAAGAGCAAAGCCAAGGTGAAGGACAGGGTGAAAGCCTCAGAGAAGGGATGAGGCAGGTAGACCCCGGGGGAGGGGGTAGATAGGGAGTAAGGAATAGAGAACATACTCCCAAATATCCCAGGTAAAATACAGGGCACAAAAAAGCCTTCACCCAATGAAGAGGTGAAGGCGAAAAGCATAAAAGCCTAAAAGGAAAAGACTATAAATACTATGTCAATACAAGTATTATAGCAATATACCTGGTAGGTATATAGGTATTGTAAAGAAAAGGTGTAGTGTTGTTTACAAAGTATTGAGGATAACTGTGCGAACTGATAAATGTGATATTGTTAGTACATTCGCAAGAAGTTGACTGATGAGGTTTGTAAATGCTTGTACACTGCAATATGAGAGTTAGACCTGATAAGGTATGGTTCCTGTATGATGACGAGTTGTTTATGGAACGTAAACTTGAATTAGCAGTATGTCCTAAATGTGATAAGTTGCTCGCAAGGTTAACAGAGCGCAGGAAAACAGACAGTAAGTATTTTGAGGCTGCGTATTCTGAAGAGATGGCTAAAAGAGCAATAGAAGACCTGAGAGGGGATATAGCGTTTACAAGTGATGACCTGACAACAAAGAAGTCTTTGTATGGTTGGGTGTATGGTGAAAATAAAGAGAAAATCAACAAGAAAACAGGTGAAACTGAATCAGTGCAAAAAGCCTGTGATTTCTTCGGTACTAAGAAAACAATAAAAACAATAGCTAATAAGTCTTAAACTTTCTTTTTTCTATTTACTTCTCTTTAAACTATTAACGAACAACATAATGTGCAGTAAATGTTACTCTGGATAACTTAACGGTTATCCTTTTTTATTGGAATTTATATGGCTAAATCAAAACCGGTACAAGATGATGATATTTTATTGAAGAATCCTCCTGCTCAGGTATGGGATAAAGTTAGAACACTGTATCTTGCAGGTAACACACCAGAGGAATTATCAAAGATGTTCCCTGGGTATAGGTTAAGTGCGTCTCAAATAAAGAAGAGAATGTCATTAGAAGGTATGACTGCTAAAAGAAAAGCGCTTGATTTCAGAATAGCAGATAATGCCTGCAAACTCATAGAAGAAGAAAAGCTCAAAGTTAATCAGGAGTGTATAAGGCTCTTCAATACAGGTGCAGAAGTTATATCCTCATTGCTTGATAACTATAAGGAAGAACTTGCTAAAGGTAATGTCTCTAAAGGACAAGCAAGAGCAACAGCGTATAACACAGATATGCTTATGTCGGGCGTTACAAAAATACAAAAAGGGTTGAGGGTTGCCTATGGAATGGATGAACAAGGCAAACTCTATGAGAAAGAACCCGAAATGCTTATTGTGGAAGGGATAAATCAGGATAAAATCTAATGGAATACATAGTACAAGAAGAACAAAAGGTTAAAAAACTCTCTAAAGACGAGAAAACACAAATCGCTAAAGAGATTTACGAAAGGTTTCAAACCTACGACAGAGGCAGAGCGTCTCAACTTGAGAAGGCTAACCGATTAAAAGCAGAGGTTTATTTCAAGAATGTAGCAAAGAAGGAAGAAAAGAAGGAAAAGCAGTGGAAATCTACTGCTAAGATGTGCAAGCTTTTCATGTATTCCCAAATCCTAAAGGCTTTTATCTGGAAAAACACCTATGCTAACACAAATTCTATGTTTGATGTGTCTGGTGACGATATGGAAGCAGATACAAACTCAAATAAAGAGAAAACAATGTTGGTTGATTGTCTTGAAAGAATGGAATTCTCAAGAACACTCGATAAAATCATTGATGACTCATTAGTATATGGTGAATTGATAGGCTATTCTACGTGGAAGAAAAAGACAGAACAATATAGAAGACCTATCGACTTCTTTTCGGGTGAAAACAAGCCCTCAGACGTTGCCAAAATGGTGATGGCGAAGGCTAAGGGAAAGAACTTTTTCGTAGATGAGAGAGTTGTTTTTGATAACCCATACACTTATTCGGTTGACCCTGCTAATTTTGTGTTTGATTCAACCCAATTTGACGACTGGGATAATTGTCCTAAGATTTTGCGCACCTGGAAGACTCCAAACTACATCATAAACAACAAATACTTTGAAGTGCCTAAAGAAGTTGCTAATGATTTGAGAGACCTTGTTAAGTATGGCTCTGATGAAAGTGATGTAGGTAATCAAGACCCTGAAAGTTTAAAAGATGAAATTGTAAACGGAACTACAGTAGAGGTGCTTGAGCATTACGGGGACTTAACACTAAAGGATGGTACAGTACTCAAGAACTGGTATGCTGTCGTTGTAGCAGGAAAATATCTAGTCAGATTTGAAGAAAACCCGATAGTAATAAACCCGTTTACTTTTGGGGCGTATGTTCTTGACCCTGATACTAAAAGAGGTATTAGTCCTCTATATGCTATATATGACCTTGCAACAACACAGGAAGATATGCTGAGAAGGACTATGGACTTACAGGCATTAGATGAAAACAAACCTGTATTTGCTGCTAAAGGGTTCTTTAAAGAGACGCAAAACATAGACCTTAACCCTGGTAAGGTTATTGAGTACGACCCTCAGATGTATGCAAACGTACCTATTACTCCATTTGAGTTTAATACAGACGTATTCACTAATAGTTTAGGGTATATAGACGATTTGATGTCAGAAATATCAGGTATATTCCCTAATATGGCTGGTGCTTCTGAAAGTGAAAGAACAACTGCAACAGAAATATCTACAAAGGTAGAAGGTCAGTTAACAAGACTCAAAATGCTTTTGGATATTATTTGTCAAAACCTTATTCTTCCGACAGTTAAGAACATTGCTAAACTAAAGGCTAACTTTACTTTCGGAGAAGAAACAATATTTATCAACAATGAAAACCAACCTGAAGATGTAGTCGTTGATGACTCGGTAAGACAAGGTGAATATAGATTTACTTATGCCGACAGAAGCGCTACATCTGAAAGATTTAACTATGCTGATATGCTTGCTCAGGGAATACAGATGTTTGTTAAGGCAGGATTGCAGGCAAACATAGAAGAAGTATTCAAATGGTATTTGGAACAAAAAGGTGTTGAGAACCCTGAAAGGTTCCTTATGAATCTAAATGTTATTGACCCGCAGGTTCAACAAGCGCTGTTACAAGACCCGACCTTAGCACCTATTATTCAGCAGATGCAACAAGCAGTAGAGATGGCTAAACAAGGTAAGATGCCTCCGCAGGAGTCTCAGGAAGCCTTAGGAGAACCTCAGCAAGAGGTTCAAACTGAAGCTCCTGCTGGCGGATTACCAGAACAAGAGTTCATTGATAAGATGAGCCGTCTGAAAGGGAGACATTTATTAAATGCTTAGTGAAGAAAAGCAAGATGAACTTTTTCGCAACTATCAGCTTGCGAAAAGCAGTGAGTACAAAGAAATAAGGCAGAAAATGCTTGATTTCATAGTCGATTGTGGTAACTCAACAATTCAGCCCGAGCGTATACAGGGCATGTTAATGCTCATTAAATACGTAGATGGCTGGGTTGGCGATTACGAGATAGCTTTAAAAAACAGAAAGGAAAATTAGTATGGAAGACCAAATCACCACTACACCTGCTGATGACGCAGGTGCAACTACTGTTGAGGATAATTCTCAAGCGGGCGAAGATAATCAGGAGTCTCTACAAGAGCAGATTTCAAAAGCACTTGACGAACCCGAAGAACAGAGTAAAGAAGATGGTAATGGTGAACCTACCAAACCAGAAGAACCAAAGAAAGAACCAAAGGATAACACTGAAAAGTGCCCTGATAAGTTCAAGAATGAAGATGGTTCTGTAAACGTAGACAACCTGTTGAAGTCCTACAAGGCTCTTGAACCCCTTGTAAATGAAAAAAGCGGCTGGGAAAAAGAAAGAGCAGAACTTTTAAAAGCCAAAGAGCAACTGGACAATATCAACAAAGAAGCAGAAGCCAGAGCAAAAAATGCAGGTTATGAGTCTGCTATTGATATGCAGCAAGTCTACGAAGTAGCGTATGCAGAGGCTAATGAGTATGCCAAATACTTGCAATACGTTGATGACCCTGAAGATGTGCGACAAAAACTTATTTCCTATGCGAACAACCCAACCCCCGAATTGATGGAAGAGATTGAGTTAGAATTCGCGCCCGAAATAAACAAGAGAGTTGCAGTAGTATCTGACAGGTTAAAACAAAGCTTTCAGGCACAGTCTCAACAAGATGCTAGCACAATGAGAATGATGAAAATGGAAAATGTTGTTAAGCAGGCTGTTGAGGAAAATAGTGAGATTTTCAACTATGAGCCTTTTAAAGAGCTGTTTGTTAACACCCTTGATAAGTATGGCGATAACTTCACTATCGAAGACGCAAGAGTGCTTATGGGTGCAATGACAAAGATGAAAGAAGCATTTAGGGCTGAGTTTGAAAAACAAATTGGGGTTAAAGCCGAAAATAATGCAGCAACCGATGCGTTAGCAGCATTAAACGGTTCATCTTCTGCTCCTGGTGCGAAGCCAGTAACCAACGATGACATTGACAAAATGTCTGAGAAGGAACTTCGCAGTGAGATTAGAAAATTGATATAGGAGATTAAAGATGGCTGTAGACCAACTGATAATCGGAACATTTGAAGAATGTTTCCGTAAATACTTCTACGATGAACTCGTAGTTGGTAAACTCGCTCACTCCGAATTCAAAAACGGTGTGAAAAGAGGCGATGAAGTTGACGTTATTATGCCTGGTACTGTAAAACTTTCTAAATACGATGGTGAAGGCGATTTAGACCCGGCAGAAAAAATCACAACTTCTTCAACAAAAGTTAGAATTGACCAAGGTAGAAGTTTCCACTTCAAAATGAAGGACATTGAGAAAAAACAAATCGAAAATGCTCCTGATATGGGTCAAAAAATCAAAATCGTTAAAGAATACTCTAACGATGCTGTTAAACAATTTGCAGCAGGTGTAGATGAAGCGTATGCAAACTTGTATGCAAGAGCAGGACACAGAATCGTATCTAGTGGTTCTGAACAAGCAATTACATTGTCTGCTACAAACGCTAAAGACATCTTTGCTTATATGCAAGCATTGTTTAAAAGAGGCGATTCTAACGGTCACAACAACTGGATTGACGGTTCAATGATTGCTATTGTTCCTCCTGAATTCCAGTTCTTCCTCGGTAAAGTACAAGACTACATCTATGTAGAATCTGGTCACAAGAAAATTGAAAAAGGCTACATAGGTAAACTTGCTGGTTGGGATATTCTTGTTTCCAATAACATTGCTACTGAAGCAGAAACAGTAAGTGGTACTGTACACACTTACCACAGACCGTTATTTGGTATCAAAGGTAAAACTCTTGCAGGTGGTGTATCATCTAACCTTAACACTAAATCTTATGAGCCCGACCTCAACTTCGATACGGCTTACAAAGGTTATGGTTTGTTTGGTGTTGGTGCTCCTCGTGCTGACTTCCTTGGTACTGCTAAAGTCGAAATCGCTATGAGCGTAGGACAGTAAGGTGAAGGAGGATAAAAATGGCTATAGTAAATATTACAGTCTTGCAACCGAAGCCTGAAGCAACAAAATCGGTTGAATATGGTACAGTTGACCCTGAAGCTGTAACCAGCGCAAGCGATGGTGTTGTTATTGCTGGTAAATTTGACTCAGGCGCTGTAGTGGAAGGTGCTTTACAAAACAAAAATAACTCTTTGGTTATCTATGTTGAAAACACTTATACAACTGATGCTTCAAGCGCCATTATTAAAGCAGGTAATGAGTACCCTAACAAAATATTAGGAGACCTTACCGTACCAGTTGGAAAAGCAACTGCTGGAGCTAGTTCAGACCCAGATACTCCCGTTATTACTGCTATCATTCTTGAAGATATTTCAAGATTTGAAAACAGAGATGGTTCAATTAAAATGACATTTTCTACAGGATTTACAGGGAATGTATGGGCAGTTGCAAAACGTGCAGGTATGCAGCCTAAAGCTGACCAATACCCTGAAGACGTTTAATTTTGGGCAACCGACCATGAGAGGGGGCTTCCTTTCCTCCCTCTCGCCCTCATCGGTTATGCGGACATACATAGTTGGGTTCGACTCCCGAACTGATGTTTATAAGGTCGTTGAAAGGAGACGAGATGATTAAATTACTTCATAAACCAAGCGGAAAGACATTGGTTGTATCTGATGAAGAAGCAGTAAGAACAATGAACTCCTATTGGAAATGGGACTTTGTGGTTCTTGAAAGTGGTCTTTCAGAAGAAGGTGAAGGGGTTGCTACTGAAGATGAACTCAAACAAGCGGAACAACAACCTGAAGAGTTGTCTGACGAAGTTCCAAACGAAGCAATTCAGCAGCCAACAAAGCCAAGTTTAAAACACGTAAACGAGGATGAATACCTCGCTATGGACTTAGACCTCGATAACGCAAGCATTGTTGAATTGAGAGGTTATTGTAAAAGACTTGGTATAAAAGTTCTTGCAAGAGATAGCAAGAAATCAATGATAGAAAAACTTAGAAAAACAGGAATAATCGAATAATGACACTTACCTTTTTAGAGTTGTATAACGAATGTGCAAGCCAGCCTTGGAGTATGTTTGACAATGACGCAGAGTCCAAAGAGGACTTTGAAAGTGCTATGCGAACATCAATAAACAAGGCGGCTTCTTTTTTGTGGAGTTTACAACCCTGGTCATTCAGGTTTAGAACAACAACTATAAAGACCAAATCAGGCAAAGCAAATTACGATATGCCAGAAGGTACTATAGTTGAAAAAAGTGTTGGGGTAGGGGATAACAGATACGGAGTTAAGTATAACGGTTCATTCTTATTGTATGAGCCGTCATACGAACTCCTTGATGAGAGAGAAGGTGAACCTGAAACATTCTATGTTGATGGTGATACCTTGTATATTTACCCGACACCAGATGACGTATATCAGATAAACATAACGTATCTTGCGCTTCCTTACGCACTTAGTAGCGATGACGAAGAGATATACGAACTCAAAGAAGATGACGACTATATAGACATTCCTGAAAGATATGAGAGTATGTTCAAGAATTGCCTCATATCTCTTGCAATGATTTATGTAATAGCAGATGAAAGCGATGAGAACCATTTAGGTTATGTGAAACAATATGAGGACTCGTTAAAGGTTCTTATGCAGTATTGCGCTTACTCTGTTATTGGCAAATACATTTCGTGGTGATAAATGAGTACGATTACTAAACTTGTAACAAATAAATTTGGTGGCATAAGAAGAAAAGAGTCATCATTTAACGATAGTGGTATTACTTGCAGTGATTGCCAAAATGTAGAGTTATTCTTTACTGAATTGAACTCAGGTGTTGGTTTAAGAACAGCAAATGGCAATCAGGTGATAACAAAGCATGAAGTCAGTGGTTCACTTGTAAGCGCTATTCCTTCTACAGAAGAAGTTGTTGGTGTATTTGAAAGCAACCAAAACGGACACCCAGTTATATTTGTATACACAGAAAATATAGCAGCATCTGTTGGCACTGCTGGCGCTGGGAAGCTTTATACATACAACGCATCAACACAGGTACTTACCCCATTGGTTACTGTTAATTTATCGAAGACTGGAAAGGCTTGTGGTGTTGATTACGAACAAGGTACTATAGATATGTTCATCTTTTCAAACGGACAAGATGTTGATGACCAGAGCATTAATATAGTATATGTAGGAACTGAAACAGACCCTGGCGGAGATAATTATGGTGTACTTACTGTAAGACCAGCGAACGAAATTAGATTAGTTGACCCAGATGGTAACAAAGTAGTGGGTCTTGGCTTGTGCGTGTATGGTGCAAGGTTATGGGTGTTTGACGGCAGAAGATTATGGTACTCGAAACAGGCTGAGTGTAGGATATTTAATTTTACTGACCCAGATAAAATCACATCATCTGGGGTAATTTATTTCCCTAAAGACATAACTGCTATATACAACTATTTGGGTAGTTTGGCAGTGTTTCATAATGACAGTTCTGCGCTCGTCTCAGAGGACGCTACGACGTTATTTAAAAGGTCAGATGAAAGTCCAGGGGGATGTGCCGGATACAACGCTCTAGTGTTCCACGGAACAGACTTGTACTTCTATGACGATACGAAGAAAGGTGTGTTTTCATTCCAACAGGTTGTCAACGGCGATAAGACATTAGGCGACAATATCGCAATAGACCTGCAAAGAGAACTCTCTAAAATCGAGACAGACAAATTACATAAGATACGTTCATTGTCAGTTATAACAGCAGACAGGAACGAAGTCTGGTTTATTGTCCCTGTAAATGTTGATGATTACTATTATGATGACCAATATCAAAAGGTAACCTTAAAAAGAACCCTTATTCTTATATATGACTACGTAAGAGGCGAATGGGTGAAGCGTAAATGCCAATCTATTAATGGTGTTGCAATACTTAGCGGTAATCTGTATTCATACGGCAAGGAAATATACAAAGAGTATGTTGGCAGTACATTTGACGGTGAGTTTATAGGCTCTTATTACACCTGCTCTATATTTAATCTTGGTGAAGACAACACAATGAAGATAACAAAACTTCCTCCAAGATTAACTGTTGACTCTTCAAAGAAATGTCAGTTTTACTGTCAATACATCAGAAACTATACACAGGCTAAGAAAAAAGAAAAGTTTATAAAGTCTAAGAAGTCTTCTGGTGGCTTTAAGTGGGGTGCAAGTACAGTACAAGGTGATACAGCCACATACGGAGGTGTAGTCGGAGAAGGAGACAACAGAAGAATTATTGAAGCAACAGGCTCTTATATGACCAAGAGAGCGAACGTATCAGTTAAACTTCCGTCAGTAACATTCAAGGCGCTTGAGATTACATTCCAAACAAAAGAACTTGGTGAACAATTTGCTATTAAGCAATTAGAAATGAGCAAGATTAAGGTTAAACAAGTTTAGTGATTACAGTAAGAACACCAGAAGATAAACTATTCAACTATACAGAGTGTGCAGAATTATACAACGAGTGCAAAGACAAATTAAGAGATGATAACTTTGAAAATGTCGTTAAAAAATCCCTGTTCTATGCGTTCTATATAACAAGCACAAGTGAATTAATAGGTTGTATATATTACTACAAGAGGAACGGCAAGACATTTGTTAATGCCTTTGCAAACAGAAACCATCACGATATAAACCTTGAGTGTTTCAAGGAAAGTCTCAAGTGGTTTGATGAAGACATATACGCAGAAGCAACAGAGAAAACATCAAGGTTGTGTGTTTTGCGTTGTGGTTTTAAAAGAATTAAAGACAATTTATTTATTTATAGGAGCAAAGATATATGAGTGGAAGTAGCAAGTCCGAATCTACGACAACAAAAGAATTTAAACCTACATCGCAAAACAATCCGTTCTATACGACGACTACTGACAAGAATGGAAATACAGTTACAAACTTCAAGAAAGGTACGGCAGGGGAAACTGCATACAACTTCGTAAATAAGAACCTTTCTACGATGCTGGATAACTATTTACATCCAACACTTAACAGTGCAACCAACCAGGCTAAACTACAAGCATTTAATCAACAACAACAGTCTAACTTACAAAACAACATCATTAGTCCTCTTGCTCAAAGCAATATGCTTAGAAGTTCTCAGGCAACTAATATGTATAACAACCTGTCTAATCAGGCAGCAGACTACTCGAGACAATTGCTTGCAGAAGACCAGGCTAACTCAAGAGATATGCTTAACTTCTTAATGAGCATGTACACCAATGCTTACTCAGGCGCAAATGGGGAAGAAAGCCTTGGTATTAACGCTTCTCTTGGTGGTGGAAACAGTACGACCAAGACGTCAGGAAAGGCAGGTTAGTTATGGCTACAATGCAAGAAATGATACGGCAACAAGAAATGCAAAAGAAATACCAGGCAGAACAAGCAAGACGTGCGGAACTACAGGCAAGACAAAAAAGACAACAGACATTAAGCACACCTGCAAAATTGTATGGCAATGCAAATATGTATGATAAAATGTCTAATTGGTTAGCAGGCAGTCCGAACCAAACAATATCAAACATAGGTACAAAGATGAGCCAATACTCACCTGTAAAAATGGGCAAACAAGCAATAGGTGATATGGTTAATAAAGTAACTGGTGGATTGCAGAGTAAGCTTCCTATGTTTGGGTCAGGCAATATTGGTGCAATAGGTAGTGCAGTAGATAGTTCCATAGGTGGTTTAGGTTCTGGTTTAGGTTCTATCGGAGGTGGTACTGGTATATTTGCCCCTGAGGCAGGAACGATAGCTGGAACACTTGGAGCAGGTGAAGGTGCTGGTGCATTATCAGGTGCTATAGGTGCTAATGTTGCTGGAAGTACAGTTCCAACTGCTCTTGAAGGCGCAATTACGAGTGCAACAAGTGGTGCAGGTGCAGGATTGGCTGGGGGAGCAGGTGCAGCGTTAGGTGCTGTTGCTGCTCCATTAGCAATCGCAGCGTTAGTTGGCAGTATGATACACCAAAAGAACGTAGAGAAAGCAAGCAAAGAAGCTCAAATAGGTCAGCAGATAAACCAGGAAGCAGACGCTCAGTCTACAAACGATGCTATGACAAACATAGCAAATACCCCAACCCAAACGCAACAGAAACTATTAGATACTGCTAACCAGACATTAGCACAAACACAACAACCTCAATTACCTACCGATATAGCAGGTATGCAACAGTATATGAGAGATAACAATTACAGTGATGAAGCAATAAACGGGTTAACACAAGGTCTTAACTATGAAGACTCGACAATTGATAACTGGATAAAAGGATATAACGAACAGAACCCTAATGCTATGATAAACATTCCTAAAACACCTGAAGAAGTAGCTCTTGCTAGAGAAGGTAAGTTCAATGTACCTAAAGAAGAAGGTATAGCAGACAAAGTATCAGGTATTATGGGACAGTTGAAACAAGGTTTTAACGAAGGCACTACTGATACAGGTCTTAATAAGTTAGGTATGGTTGGTGGGAAAGTATATGATGTACTTTCTCACCCTGCTACACAAGGTATTATTGCAGGTCTTGCTTATGCAAAAGATGGCAATGATGCTTTGTATGGCTTAAAGAAAGGTATAGAATACGGACAGGCAAAAGCGCAGTCAGATTACTATGACAGAATGATGGGCAGAAGACCTGGCATACTTCCTGGAATGGGTAAAGATGATTATAAAACACAGCAGGATGTTATCAACAATGTGCTAAAGTATGAATTAGACCTTGCTAATAAAAACTATGAATGGATGGATAAAGACAGAAAGTATGGTTTAAATACTAAGGAATACGAAGAAAAAGTAAGACACAATAAACAAAGTGAGAAAGCACAGTTTGGCAGAAATGATGCTATTATTGCTGGCAATATTGCGAGGGGTAAAACACAGAAGTATTGGCAGGAGAAAGAAGCAAAAAAAGAAGCAGCATATACTGATGCTGAAACACTAAAACAAATGATTGATGCTGGTGATGACCCAAAAAGAATAGATGAGTTTATTGCTGGTTGTAAACAGGACTATGGGGTTGCCTTGTTTAACGAAGCAGTAAACAATGTTAGTAGAGGTGCAAAAAACCTAAAAAGAGACCCGTTTAGCGGACGATAAGGAATAACAAATGCCATATTACGCAAGCTTTAAAGACAATCCAAGATACAAGAAAATAATAGAAGAAGAGCGAAGAAAGAAAGACGAAACCTTTTCTACTTTGAAGAAGTCTATTACTCCTTCTACTGTTAGTTCTGCTTCAAGCGCTCTAGGGTTAAAGCCAGACCTTAGTCGTATTCACGTCAACAACTTAAATGCAAATGAAGCAAAGAAGAGTGATTATTCCTCAAAGAACTTTATGTCTCAACAGGAAGCAATGCATAACATTGCTAAGAACCCAAATCTTACTAAGCAGCAAAAGATAGACCAGATAGATAATATTTCAAACAATATAAACAATTTTGCAGATGAAAACATAGATTACTATGCAAACAGAGCTGCAAAAATTGGTGATATACACAAGCCATTCGTCCCAACAATGAAAAAGGTAGACGAGCCAAATGAGTGGGCAAAAAATAACATTCCAGCACCAGTGTTAAACGTAATGAAAAACTGGGCAAATACGAGTGTCGATGTAACCAATCTTGTTCCAGACCTTATCAATGGTTTTTGGAGTGCTCCTGCCCAAGCAGCGTATTCTGATTACCAAAAAGCAGTATTTGACGCTGAGCTTGCAAAAAGAAACAATATGCTTGCTGATGAAAACAGAATTGGTTCAGATAGAAACTTCAAATCTGCAAACCAACCGTATTTACAATCTAAAGCAAACACTATTGCCAGAAACCCAAACCTGACACCAGCACAAAAGGAAAGTGAAATCAGAAAAATATACTCAGGTATGGAGGCTCAAAACAGGCTTGAAAACAGACAGCATTATGACGATGAGTTAACAAAACACAATATATATTGGAACTCACATCCGATACAATATTTAACACACAAAACAGTAGACCCACTTTATAACCCTGACGCAGTTGGGAACTATAAAAAGCAGCTTGCTGACTACGAAGGTAATATACCTACTGACCAATTCTGGTTAGGGCAAATTGAGAGAGCAGGTATGGGCGGTTCTACGGCTGCGCAATACATTCCTGGAATGGGAATTGGAAAACTTGCCAAAGGAAAGAGTATAGCAAATCTTGCTAAACCTGCTGTCAACGGAGCCTCTATTGCAGGAAACATGACGTATCAGCAATATCTTAATGGTCAGGCAGAATTATCTGATGTCGGGATAGAAGCAGCAAAATGGGCT